CTATTATAGCAAGTTTGCCAAATTCAGGATGCCATGTTAAGGTTTCATTTGGAGTTGCTACTCCATCAGATTCCCAATAGCCAATTTGTCCTCTATAACTTTTGCTGTAATTATTTGGTCCAGTGATCACCCATTCTAATTCGTAAACATGTTGCTTCCACCAATTATTCCAATTTATTTGCGGATCAATTGCATCATTCCATGAAAATTCTGCGCTATCCCAATCTTGTGGAAGTGAAGTACATTCTAAAGTTAATGGACAACCAACTGGGATTTTATGGTAGTTCGTGAGATTATTGTTAAAAACCTCCTTATTATTTATATAGTAGTTTTTATAAAATGTTTCAAAATCTAACAACAAAGTTTCATTATCATGATTAACATTATTTAAATTACCAAAATCATCTAAAGAAATTATATTATGCGAAGAATCAATCAATATGTTACTATCTGAAACAAGTGAATAATCTTCAATATAGAGTTGTTTTCCTTCTGGCAATATTTTAAAATCAACCTCCTTTCCCTCATTGAATACTGAAATAGGTTGTTGGTTATTCCAAACATTTATATTCTTTTGATCAAAATAACTTCCCTCTCCAGTAATATCAACTATCTTTGCCTGTAACGGTAGATATTCTCTCTGCAACTTAGATTTTAAGCCATATAATTTAATTAAAATCTCTTCTGGTGTAAAATCAAACACCTCATCAACCTTAGGGATGTCCCAATAATCAAATTGACCATTAGTTGTATTTAACTTATAAACAAGAGAAAATCTGCTTGTTTTTTTCATTGTTGAAGAAGGAACATTAAATTTCTTACGTTTCTTCCAAGTAAATCCAGTATTTGTATCAGGGACTGGAACTGCCTTTAATTTACCAAAACTATCGCTGCTTTGATTTATATTTAACCAATATTCTTTTAATGTAATATTATTATAGCCAAAAAAGTCTATTGCATTTAAAACTGCCTTATAAGTACCAATAAATGGTTTTATATTATGGAGTTCTAATAAAAGTTCTCTTCTTTTTTGATTTAATAGGGTCCAATCAGGACTATATTCGTTTACATCATGTTCTTTAAATAGAATAAAATCGCCTTCATCTAGAGTCGCTCCAAAATTCTGCAAAAGATCATTTAATCTTTCATCTTCACCAACAGTTTCTCCATAAACGCTTATTTCAGCAACAACATGATTATCTATAGTATCTACAATTCTTAAGAATCTATCGTGTCTTTTTTCTTCTTTAGACGATAAACCAATGTTAATTTGAAGAGCGTCATTTGTATAATTTGAAACTTCTTTAATACCATTAATAACACTAACAACATTGCTATGGTCCAACACTTGAATAGTAACCTCATCTAATTGTTGTATCTTAACAACTTTATCTTCTAATTGAGTTCCATAAAAGAATATATCTTTACTAATATATCTAGTATCAACCCATTCAAATTTAAAATTAGAACCTGCAGCATTGCTTGAAATTGGGCTACCATATACAATACTTCCATTTGAACCTATAAATTCTTCAATAATGAAAAGATTAAAAGTCTCATATAAACCTGTTGAAACCTCTGGTAAAAACGCTGTCCCGCTCCATTTTTCATTAGTTGAGTCATATTTTAAATTTAACTCATTTTCTACACCATTAAAAAACCTTAAACCTGAATATCTAGACATTATCTTATGTTTTTATCATCTTTTTTAGACGTGTAATTTTTCCAATTCTTCATTACACGAATTTGTTTAATTGTATTATAATAGTAATCAGTTAAAAACTCAACAAAATCACTTATTGTTTGATTTCTTAATATATGACTTGAAAGAGAGTTTTGTAATAAATTATCGCTATAATCAAACCCTAAATATTTTCTAGAATCCTTTCTAGATTTTTTAGCTGAATACAACTTCTCTCTTTTATATCTATATAAATCGCTATAAAGGCCCATTATAATGCTCTTCTATTTCCGGCTTGAATTTTACTATATATTGTTCTAGGAACAGGTGGATTATCAAAATAAACAGTCAATGAAGCCATTTCACCAATACTAGGTTCATCTTTAACTAAATTTCCATCTCTATCTTCCCAGCCTCCTCTAAATAAGGCAACCTCCTGTTTATCTAAAATAATATCTCCATATTTATCTAAACCAATTTTATCATACCAATTTTTTATAGCAGTTTCTCCACCACTAACAGGTATCAACATGTCTTTCTGGTCAAGAGCTACTTTTTTAATTTCTTCAGTTCTTTTAAAGAATACAAGTCTTTTTTGATCACCATCTGCGCCTTGTAATTCTGGAGTAGTAGGGGTTACAGTTACTTGCTTATAAGTATAATAACCATTTTTTCTTGCCTCTTCTTCAACACTTGATATAAATTGAACATTTACAGCGTCTACTCCTTCAACACCCTCGATAAGTGCTACGATGTCGCTCTTTGGAAGCTTATCTCTTCTAACTATTTTTATTAGATAATTACTTATAGCAGCCCTGATATCATTAAAGATGTCTTCCTGCTTATATCCTTCAAACCATCTAATAGATATTTCCATACTATATTTTACGCTTTCAGGTTCAACAAAAACAACTTCACTTGTAACCATTTGTTGGCCGCTATCTTCGATAACCCCAATAAATCTATTTACCTCCTCTTTGCTAAAAAAGAATTCTTCTTCTGGAACACTAAAATAATCAGTGCCTTTCAATAATCTCTTTTCCAAATCTGGAATAGCAAAAATATAAATAACATTATCATCATCTAAATACCCATCATTTGTAGTATTATAGGCATCTAAATAACTGAATTGCGCATATCTAGATAAAAAGTATTCATAATTATCTGGATTTGCCAATACAAAACTTTTACTTGCAAATGGAGCAATAGTCTTTGTAAATTCAAGAGATTCACTGTCTGCTCCCATAAAAGGTGCTGAAACAGTTTCTACATCTAATAATTCATTAAGGTCATAAGTTTCTCCAGTACTGTCCTTTCCCTCTCCAATCCATTTAAATGTAAGATCGCCAGATTGATTAAGATTTCCTGAAGCACCTTGACATTTAATATATTCTATTTCAATAGTTGAACCAGTTGGTGGAATTACTCCAAAATTACCAGTTCCAAAATAAATATCAATTCCTCCACTAATACCTGTTTTAATTAAACAGCCTTTATCAGTTGCACGCATTTCATATAATGAATCAAATTTAGTCCATCTTTCTCCATTGACACTAACTTTTATTAAATTGTGATCAACCATTCCTCCAGTCTTAATATTAAAACTTTGTAACTTTTCACCAGATCCTGTAACAGTTTGACTTTCTAATTCACCTTGTATAATATTAGCTTGAATCCAACCATTAGAACTTTTAGGTAATAAAAATTCATCTTTTTGAGTTCTTAAAAAATACATCAAACCATTATTATCATATTGTATTTGAGTATTTGGTTCTATTATTAAATTATTCCCAGCAACATCATCAGTTGCCCCAGGTTTCCATCTAAAACGGATTTCCCCAGTTGCAGCAAACCCTCTAGTTGGATCGTGTCCTGTAAGTCTAGCAAGGCCGTAAATAGATTCGCTCTGTTGGGCTGTATAAATATTTTGCTCAACTGTAGAATCTTCTATATAATACATCAACATCTCATTCATTTCAGCCATCACTTGTAAGATCTGAGCAAATGGAGATGCTGTAGTAAAAAAGTCACCAGCTCTTGAATAGACTCTAGAAATATAAGTTCTACTGTCTTCATAAATTTGGCTAGCTGTTACTCTAGCCTTATCTAAAAATTTTAATTCAGCCATTCCTTTTTATTTTTTATTCTATTTTGACACCAACTAAATATTTAGTATCAACGGTTATATTTAGTTGTGCAATATCTCTAACCTCTCCTCTTGAAAATATAACATCAACTTCAACATTATATTTTTCAGCAAGTGGACAAAAAGATTCTATTTGATCTTGCACTACTCTTATTATTTCATATTCATTAAAATGAAAACTATATATCAAATCTTCTAAATTAGCACCAAAATTTGGAGTACCTAACACTTCTTGTTTATTAGTGAATAAAATAGTTTCTATTTGTGTCAATAGCTGAGCTATTTCATTTTCACTATGAACATTTTTAGGATTATAATTAGGGTCTCCTATGGTTTTAATATACAGTTCCATTAATTATTTATCATATTTTTTATGAGTGCATCATCCAATCGACACCTTCATCTCCTTTTATTTCTTCTAATACTTGCTCAAGTTCACTATCTCCCATATCTTTAATACCATCATAATCAATTTCAACTCCGCCTGGAAGAGAAAACTTAAACACTCCTAATTTAGCACCAATTGATTGCTTAACTTTAGCAGCAACATATCTAAAAAATATCTCATCATCATAAAGAGCACAATTTTCAATACTTTCATAACATTCAATTATTACATCTCCCTTTGGAGTATCTCCCATAAATTTAAGTTGACCAGTTAACTGTGAATAATTGAAACTTAAAGGGTTTTCCATAATCTGACGGGCCATATCAAAGAAACTTTGATTAATAACATAATATTGAAGCTCTTCAGCAGATTCTGCAGAACCTATTCCATTGTACATATTTCTAAATAACATTTTATCTATTGCAAAATCTGCACCGCTTTGAAATCTAAGATCTAATCCACCACCGCTTTGATTCCACCCAGAACCCATATCATAAACACCATATATTGAAAATATTTCACCACCACCTGTTATTGAATTCTCTCTTGGAAAATTAAGAGCTCTAGTACTTTTAAAAGCTGCAGTACTAAAAACAGAATTAGGAATATGGAAATAGTTTTCTCTTAAACTATATTCATAGTTTTTTCTAAACCACTTAATCGCTCTTTTAATTATGTTTTTTACTTCTGCCTCTGGTAAATTAAGAGGAACCATGCATGCTCCTGTTATTTCTGAACCAATTTCAGCAAGAAAGTTTTCTAAGCACTGTGATGAATAACTTCTCTCATTATTCAAATTTACATTATCACCACTTCTTATGTCGCTCATATTATTATATTATTTTTTTACTTTGTATTATTTCAGTTCCATCAAATTCAGCCTCTTTACCAATTTTACCATGTCTAAATATTCCACCAATCATTCTACCTTTAAAAACACTGTCCCATTTAAAAACAAAACTATTTTTAACTTCGCAAGATTGATTAACATAACATGATTCTAGTTTTGAATCTATTATGTCAGTTCCTTGATAAAGATTACATCTTAATATATTAGCAGATTCCATTTGACATCTAAAGAAATCACAAAATTCAAGAGTACCTGATATTTTACAATCTACAAAATCATATTCTGTAATACCAAAACAAAGAGTTAACTCTGCATTTTTTACCTGTATTCTACCAATATCACTATCATAATTAATAAAACCTTTTGTTAATCCTGCATGACTAATTAATTTTATAACCTTTTTTCTAATTTTAGGCCAATGTAAATCAATAATCTTTTTATTATCCATAAGATCAACTAACAATGTAATATCATAATGATCTGATAACTTAGTATGGTCATTTAAAATCTCAACAAGATGATTGTTTTTATTTAATATTCTTTTAAGTTCTATTAAATTAAGGTCAGTATATTTACCATTATTTGCACAATGCCATAATTGTAAGACAAATTTATCTAGCAAATATAATATATTAGAAGATTTCTTCTCATAATCCTCTCCTCCAATATATCTAAATTCTAAATAACCTTTTTGTAATTTTTTAAAATTAACACCATAGTATTTTTCTTTAGCAAAATCAAATACATGTGGATTAATATATTGACCATCGAAATAATTAGCATCTAATCTAGGCATTATCCACTTAATAGATTTAGCATAAACACTATCCTTTCTATTAGGAAACATTTTATAAACCTCTCTTTCGCCAAATTCTAAAACAAATTTAAGAGGATCCATTTTAGAAACTAAACCATTTATTCCAGTCTTTTTAGGATCAAAACTAATATTTAAATGAATTGATGATTTTTTTGTAGTATATCCATTTGTTGATATCCAATCTAAAACTCTTATTATCATCAATCTTGCACTATCATAATCAATTGCAGCAGTTACTAGTTCAACTAGTCCTTTACCACCGCTCATATCAGGCTCTAATTTAAATTCCCTTTCAGTAGGAATAAAATCACTATGTGCCTTATCTTCAACTCTTATCTTTTTATTTAATAATTTAGCTAAAGAATCTGCAGTATCTTCAATACTCAAATTGGAATAGAATTCAAATTCTACTCCAACAAGAGACATTGAAAGAATATCTTTCTTAGATTTATTTTTTGTAATCTGGTAAGTCAGCATACGATATCTATTATTTATTTATATATCATACGCATATTTGCACCATTTATATAAAAATAAAGAATGCTATGGTAACTTCAAAAAGATCTTTTTAGTTTCTTCTTCTATTCTAGTTATCATAACATTAATATTATCTTTTGGCTTATAATCTTTAATGTTTTCCTCACCAATTTCACTTACATGTAAAAGTCCTACGACATTTCTTTCTAATTCAACAAATAGTCCGTAATCTTTGCATGTTTTGATTTTAGCCTTAACGGTAGAAGGAACTTTATACTTTTCATTAATATTTAACCATGGATTCTCTGGTATATTATCAAGCTGTGTTAAAGTAATTTTAGTTTCAGAAATAATATCCTTAACTCTAAAACTAATTTCATCACCAGGTTTAATTTCCCTAGATTTAAATTTAGTAGAAGTTTCATCATCTAAATCATTCACATGGATCATTCCAGTTAAACATTGGTTGAATTCACAAAATACTCCATATTTTGCAGTTCCTGTAACTGAACCTGTAATTTCTTGGCCCATATTCTGCTTTAAATCTTCTATAGCATCTGGAATTAAAGTCTTTAAATACGCTCTATGTGAAACAACAATCGTTCCTCTTTCTTTTGAATAACTAACAGGAACGACATACATTTCTTTATTTAACACTGTAGAAAAATCATGAAGTTTATTAATTCCAGCTAAACTTCCTGGCATGAAACAATTTATACCTTTAATATTAACAATATATCCAGCCTCTTCCATCATAGTTACAACACTTCCAATCCATGCAGTATCTTGAGTTTCTATGGTTTCATGTAATTCTTGGAAAGTTTTCTTTCGCATTCCTTCAGAAATAGATCCAGTGATATGTCTTTTATCATTTTCTAAATCTGAGTTGATAGTTACTTCAACACTTTCTCCAACTTCAATATTTTTGAAGTCTTCATCTTCTTTTTCTAAGTTTATGAAAATTAACTGTCTATAACCAATATCAACAGTTGCAATGTCTTCTTTAACAGAATATACTTTACCAGGATAGGTAACTCCCCATTCTATTTTTGTAATAATATCATTGTCTTCGATATGACCTATATACGCATTGTACATTTCTTGAGCATATGCCTCTCTGCAAAATACTCTATGGCTTCTATCTTTTACTTTAATATGAGGGTTTGGAGTTCGTAATACTTTTGGACATGTAGATTCATATCCTTCCCAATCAAATTCTCCATTAGGGAGAATCCATTCTTTTTGTGTACTCATTTTATTTTTTTTAAGGGTTTAAATATAATTTATATATCTTTTAATTATGTGATAACGATATTTGTGGGAGGAATAGGTGTTCCAGTAATAGTTGGAGCAGTTAATGCAGGAGGAGGAACTGGTACCAAAACAGAAGTTGGAGGTACTGTGATTGTAATATCTGCCATTTTTATTTGTGAATTTATTGCAGTAGCAAATTCTGGCATTACATCGTCTCTCAACCAATTTGTAATTTGAGATGTCAATTGGCCTGCTAATTCATCAGAGAACTTTTTCCACATTAATTTTTTAATTTTATCTTGATCCTCTCCTGGTGGAAATGCCTCGCTTTTAATCCATTCATCCATGTTTTTTTGAACTAAATATATCCCATCTGCTGGTTCAATAAGATCTTCATTCTTATAATCATCGCTTGCAAAAAAGTCTTTTCTAATAGGTGAAAGTCCGCCTTCTAATTTTAATTTTAAAGCAGGTGTTTTTGAAGTTATAATACCTTGTAGAATTGTAGAAAATACCGTATTACTTAATGCCATCTTATTGTGTTTTAGTTACTTGACTTAATTCTGTTCCAGTTAAGGGTACAACTGGAGGTGTTGTTGGGGCTCCCATATTTCCAACATGAGTATGAGCATTAAATAGAGCTTGAAAAGTATTCCCTTTAATTACTTGCTCCATTGCAGTTTCCCCTAATTCTATATTAGAACTATTAACATATGCCTTATCGCATTTAATTTCGACTTGTTGATCTGTGTTAACGGTTATATTATTGCTTTCTGTAAATATATTAATCTCACCGTTATTTTTTATTTGAATATAAGGTTCTTTCTTTCTAGTATTTTCAACCCCTAAATTAATCATTAAACCATCCTCTGGGTGATAGTATACTCGAACATTATTTTCAGAATCATATAAGATAGAGTGTGACTTGGTTGCTAGTTCATCATCTAATTCAGATAAAACTTCGTCTTTGTAGCTTCTTCTATCTAAAGAATTTATCGTAAAGAAATACTCTGGATGATATATGTCTCCATTGTCAAATCGTATAGAAACAATATCACCTATTTTAGGAACATTATAAGATCCTGTAATATTCTCATTTCCTTGAGTTGCCCATGGAATAGCCTCAGTTGGTATTTTATCAAACTTACCAAATACCTTTACTCTACATCTACCCTCTTTTAAAGGATCTTTGTTTTCAACAACCTCGCCCAACCAATGAGTGTCCCTCAAATTATCAACGTATAATTCGTCTGCTTTCATATTTTATATATTCTAATAATATTATAATATATTGGGGATTTAATCGTTAATATTTCCAAGTTTAGAATCTTCTTCAACACTAGGTGGTGGATATATGTTATCTGATCCCATTGATTTTTCAGGATCTGAAACTTCAAACATATTAGTTGATTGTAAAGGTTGGCTATCTGAAGGTGGGTTAAAATCCATATTCCCTAAGAAAACATTAGTGTCAGAATTTGTATTTGTGTTTTTATCTAATAAAGGTCCTAATGCATTAATTGATCCAAATTTTATAGCATCTGCCATATTTGATAAAACATCTGCACCGTAAACATTACCTAATAAAATGTTATTTTTAAAATCTTCAAGTTTGCCTTGAACTTCTCCAGTTGCTCTATTAACAGCTTGACTTAAAAGATCATTTGCCATAGAATTCAAAACATCATTATTAAAAACTTTAGCACCGCTATCATAATTAAATCCCATTAAATAAGCCTTCTCCCAAACATGACTTTTCTTCCATTTTATATTAAAAGAATAATCTGTTGGAGCATCTAAAGAGTTTGTTAAATCAGTAAACATTTCCAATCCACTATTAATATCAATATAACATTTATCTAAACAAGTTACAAATCTTGGAGCAATTTCAAAATTCTTCCAGGCAAGAGGATCTTGATTTAATCTTTCTACCATACTTTGAAGATTATCATCAAAAGAACCTATACTATCTCTTCTTTCTTTAGGGCTCATAGATTTAAACTTAGCAAGTTTTTCAGCATTACTTCCACCAACAAAAGGAACTATATTCCTAATTTCTTGAACCCATACTAACATTCTAAATTCTCTTAAATTATGAGGAAGGACTTCGACATGTCTATCAAAATCATAACATATATTCTTATATAAATCTATTAAACCATTCATTGTAAAATCAACAGTCTCTAAACATTTAACTGTCATCTTCTTATCAACCCCTCTATAAGGCTCATCAAATTTACCATAATCATGTGCTGATTCCAAACCACTTATTGATTGAAAGAACCAAGGCATGTTTTTATTTATTTTCTGTAAATATTCTTTGAACTTAACAAGATCATCTGCTCTATCTTCATCTCCACAAAAATCTCTTAAATAGTCTTCAGCTCCTCCTTTTCCTCTTGGTAAAAATAAAGGTGAGTGAGCCTTGTCATAATCTTTAGAATCGTTTCCAATACCATAACCCCAATCAAAAGTGAAGAAGAAACTTAAATAAGTTGGGTCTCCATACGGATGAGAGGATCTACCTTTTACTGCTTTAAATTTATTTTTGCCTGCCATTATATATCAAATGCTTTTATAGGCCATTCTCTTCTTAATAGAGTTAACCTTTGTCTTATTGAAGGACTTCCTTCTTCGTATATATATTCAATTCCTCCAATAATATAATAACCAGATGCAAAATCATCTAGCATTATTTGACTTTCTCCGTCATCTTCAAAACCCGTCATATTATCATTTGTTTTTACACCTTTCTTCTTTAAAACTTCAGAATTTTTTCTAGATGCTTCAACTTTACTTTTTTCAAAATTATAAAGTATCACTGGTATTTTTTGAGATCGATAAAGACTGGGATTAAAAGAGGTTAATTCAACAACCAACTTCATTTTTTCAAGCTCTTGTAAATTTTGAAAATTATTTAAAAGAGAATACTTATGATTAAGATGGACATTTCCTTCTAATCCATAATCTTGATATCTTCCAATATATTTATGTTTTAAATGTTTATTATAAAAGTCCTCTTTCTTATTTCCTTTAAGAGGTTCTTCCATATCTCTTAAATTAGTACTAGTAAAAGACTCAATGTCAAATTCCACTAATTTTTCTTGTGGCCATTCAAAAGGATCAGATTCTTCTAAACCATCCCAAGTTTGCAAGATTCTTTTATATCCATTAGCTAAAGATATTTTACTAGAATTATTTTTAAGCGACCATTCTACAATTTTATTTGTTGCTCCATTTATTGCAGGGTGATTTGTTAAAAATAACTTAGTTTTTACATTATCAAAGTCTGGAGAACCGTCTTCAACACTAAAAGATCTGTCGAATGATGCTATGCTATCTTGCATATCCATTCCTTTTGGATTTTTAGAATTGAAAACCTTGTTCATTTCAACAAAATTAAGATAATAATATTGATCAATATAAAATGTTTGAAATGCCTCCTCACCAACATAAGAATAATTAGTAACATCTTTTAAAAAATCCATAGTTGTAGTAAAAGGTTGAACTCTTTTTTGAGAATCTTTTGTTGCATCAATATTAGATGCTAAACCAAGTTTAAGATCTGTAACTATTTCTTCAATATGGTCTAAACTTGTTCCCTCTTCAAATGACCTACATTCTTCTGTATAAATTCCAGGTATTTTACAAATTCCTTGAAATGAATATATTCTAGTACTTGCTGGTAAACCAGCTGAAGGGGAACTTACTGAAGTAATATCAAAATCCATATGGATACTTTTATAAGTATCCTGGTTTTTTGAATTAATATAAACAGTTATTACATCACCATCTCTAGGATATTGACCAACATCAAAAAACCCTTTAGTATCTTTTAAAGTAACCGTTAACCTTGGAATAAATCCAACTATAGAAAGTTTAAAAGATAATACATCATATGAGTAAAAAAGATAATTATTAATAAAAATATAAGGTTGATCGCTACCTACTTGTTTTGTAGATTTATTTTGACCTTTATCTTCATCAAGTGTATCAAATTCTATAGAAGTAGGTCTAATAGTCGGTTCTATTAAGGCTAATATGTTATTATCTAAAGTTGCCATGAAATTAATCGTCTCCTCTATTTATACTAACATCTCTTGCAGAATCTTCATCTAAATTAGAGTCTTTAGATTCATTTGGTACATAAGTGCTAGTTGACGTATCAAACATTTGAATAGTGTTGCTATTATCTCCAGCTGCAGAAGTTTGAGTAGTTTGTGTAGTTTCACTACTTCCATCTGGCTTGATTATAGTTTTTGTAATTGTTGTAGTCTTTTTATTAAATTGATATACTTCTGATTTTACAGTAGATTCGGTTCCTACAAAGTTTCCATTATCATCATATACTTTTTTAGTTTCCGAACTTCTTTTATTTTCGCCACCTTGATTTATACTCTCTTTAATATCCTCGAATTTTTCAATATCAATTCCTTTACTTGTCAATATATTAACCTCAGTGATTGTTAAATCTTTTGAATTTTTATTAAATAAGTCTTTTACATCTTGATCCAAAGTATCATATACTTTTTTAGATTCAACTTTTGCCTCTTTAGACTTCTTCTTTGTTTTAATAAATTTAGAATCTGGCGTCATTGCATCCATTCCCATAACAGTCCTTTCTCCGTTTTCATCTTTTGTAAACTTAAAAGTCTTAAACCCTTTTTTAAGAACGTTTGGTGGAAGTACTTCTTTAACGCCATATTTCTTTTTTAAGAAATCAATTCTCTTTTTATCTTTAGGAGTCAATCTCTTCTTATCTAAAAATTCTTGCCTTACAACGTTTTCATCTACATCAGAAGGTCTTTCTAATTTTTTATAGTTACTATCACCTAAAACTGGTATTTTAATAATATCTCCTTCGTTAATAGAAAAAGGATCAGATATTCCATTAAATTTTAATAAGTAATCTACATCTTCTGCACTGTTATAATATTCTAAACATATAAGATCTGGTCTACCAACTTGAGTAGCATCAACTTCATGTTCTCGCATTACCCCAATGTCTTTTTTATTTACAAACAACATTGTTGGTTGAGTAAGTATAAGTCTTCCTTTTTCTGCAATTTTATTTAATAAACTCTTTAATTCCATTATCCATTTGTAAATTTTGCAGCCTTTCTTTGCATACCACCAGATTTATCACCATATACTTTTCCATAAGGATCAACATCATATGTTTTACTAGCATCCATGACTCCTTCTTCAGCAACATATAACCTTCCTTTTCCTGCATTGAACATAGATTCAATGTCCGCTTTATCTCTAGGCCTTCCAGGTTTTAATTCTATTTTAACTGTTAATTTTGTAGGAAAATCTTCATATCCCAAAGGACCATCAAATTCAAAGTCAGCCTTTTCTAAACAAAGGTTTCCAATTACAGCCATTGGGTTTAATGGATTACCAACTGTTAAGTGCCATTGTCCTGTTGCGTCTCCAGTTAAAAATGCTTGTACAATTTCTCCACCCTGTGGTCCACCAACAAGATCCATTAAAGCACCACCGCCTATATTATTTAATATTTTACTATCTCCGCCTTTTAATATATCATCAATGCCAGAAGTAACACTAGAAGAAAGATCATTAATTATACTACCTAAAAAGCCTTTATAATCTCCTTTTCTTAATTTTTGAAGATCACCAAGAGGTTTTCTTATTTTGCCACCACCAGTGTATCTAACATTACCTCCCCAAAATGGCGCGTTATTATATGTTAATACTAATAAATTAGCTAGAACATCTAAAAATGCAACCTTAGGGCTAGTTCCTGGAATTCCTTTTAAATCATAATTAAAAACTAATTCAAAACTTTGATCAAATTTCAATCCATGCTTTCTTGCGTATACTCTATCTATTATATTTAAAGGGTATAAAGAATGATTAGGATATGTTTGTTTTAAAGGATCCCAATTCTCTCCTTGCGCCAGTCTTCTTTTTGTTGTTTCATAACTTTCTCCAGCAGCTCCACCTTGGAATCTGCCCTGCACCTTAACACCTTGTATATTATCTGGAACAATTCCATCCATAAAACCTCCAATAAATCCTCTATCTCTAGATTGAGTTTTAATTTCTTGTAATTGTGAAACATTATCTTCCCAATTAAAACCTACTGAAAATTTAAGTATATTTTTAAGCTCATTTCCAATATGAGGACTCATCCATGTAAGGGCAGTTGCAAGAGCAGGCTGTACTTTATTAACTTCTTTTCCTGTTGCCCCATCAAAACCTTTAGGACTTATTATATTATCTTCAACTGGAAAAGGAAATCTTCGAAGTGTTAGAAGTTGATTGTTAGGTACTTTCCCATAATATTCACAAAATATAAAATCAGCTAGACTATATTGATAACCTGGAGAATTTGTTATATTACTACATTCATGTATTATAACTTTAGCAGTTGGATTAATAGGCACCTTCCCTTTTCCTTTATAAACTTTAGCAGTGTTTCCTTTAGTTCCATCTTCTAGACTTGCAGGACCACCTCTATATTTTATTAAACTCCATTTATTTACAGCACTTCTTGGAGCTTTATTATCTCCAACAAAATCACCTTCCTTAACCTCATATTTTGCAGTTTGGTGCATTTCTGAATAAACACCTTTATTAGAAATTTTATTAAAATCAGATTGTATAACGCCAGGTTGATTAGTTATTAAATTTTCAGCAGAAGAGTCTTCTAGATTTCCTTTAGCACCAGCTACTTTACTCTTTCTAGATTCATCCATACCAGATTTTACATTTTCATAAATAAAATCTCCAGCAGCATTTATTTCTTTAAAAATTAAATCTTTTACAGGCATTAATACGTGAATTTTTATTTATATATCAAGGTTAAATTAAACGTGTTTGTCTAATTCAGTTGCTCTTGGTGCTAAAAGTAGATCGTCATACCAAGATTGTTCAGTAGGGGCCCTTTCTCCTAAGAACTTTTTAAGAGCCTGTTGATATTCACCTTTTGTTCTATAATAAAAAGGTCCTTTAGTGTAGAGGTTTCTATTAGACATTTCATAGATCTCCTTCAGGTGCTTTTCTATTAAAAATGTTTGTATATCATTAAAAAAAGAAATCAACTGAGGATGTGATTTACAGCAATAAACACTATCAACAACTACAAGGTATTTTTCCCAATTATCTCCATTAAATACCTTTTCCACAAAATCATCTGTAGTTTTAAACTGACTTCTATTAAATTTATATCTAGAATCTCCTCCTTCGAAATCTCTAATTGTTCTTCCTTTAATCAAATACCTTTTAATAAAAGATATCTCATCATACATTTTATCGATTTTAATTTGATATTGAGGATTGTACTCATCGAACTTAATATCATAAATTATACCTCTAACACCAAATAA